CTATGCTAAGTGGGCAGAATACCGAGCCGCTAATTTTCGAGTGGTACTCGCGCATTAAGAATCTCAAGGGCGAGTCCCAAGTATGGGCGGTGATGGATGACCCCGAGTGGATCCGCGGACTCGGAGATTTCTGGTGCGCCGCTTCGCGCCATGGCGCCGAGTTCAAGGCTCCGACCCGCGACGATAGCGCGGATCATCGGCTCGCGAAGGAAGGCCAGGTCCCGCAGCATTATTGGCTCCAATGCATTCACTTAATGGAAGTTTACGATGCGCTGACCTGGGATTTCGTGTCGTGGCGATCTCCCGAAGATGTGGCCGTCATTCCCGTCGAGCGCGATACGGATTACTGGCTAACCGTGATGTTGCCTGCTTACCAAGAGTTCAAACGCCGCGTTGACGATGACGAATGGCCGAGGCCCGAAGGGACGGTCATGGAAGAGTCGCCAGAGTGGGCAGAAGCCGCGCGCCTTGTGATCGAGGGCAAGTCCATGTCAGGCGCTGGCGAACAATACAAACGCCGGGGCGAGGCGATGTTACGCCGCATGGCGACTGCCAAAACGACCATCGGGAGTGGGATCAAGGCAACATGGAACGCGTACAGGGCTAGAATCGAAGCTGCGATAAGCATAACCGGCGATACGCCAGAAGATATGCAAAAGAATCTCCGCAATGTGATGTCGGCACTGGCACCGTTACAGGGTCGGCCGGGTATCGGCAAGATCACGCCGCGTGAGTACCCACCGAATATGATCCTGCGCATCTCCGAGAGCGACAACAGCGGATCCAAGGGAGGATGACGCCCAGTGGGGAGAGGAGAAGGGGTGATCGAAAGGATACTACGGGGGGCGGCCGCACATTATGGCGTCACAGTTAGCCAAATGATGTCCGTCGCACAAGCCAGCCATATCGTGCGAGCGCGTCAGACGGCGATGTATATGTTGCGAGCACGCACGTCTTTGCGACTAGTTGAGATCGCGCAGATGTTTCACCGCAGCCATTCAAGCGTAATAAATGCCGTGTCACAAACGAAGTGGCGCATAAAGTGGGAACCTGGGTATGCCGACGCTCTCACGACGCTGCTCACGGAGCTCTAAACGTTGAAGGAGCCAGCTATGAAGAAATCACAATCCCCGTGGGCAGAATCGCAGGCCGAGACGGAGAAGAGGATCCGGCAGGATGAGCGACTCAAAGTGCTCTCCAAGATGGTCGCTCTCAACAAACGTATCAAGAAGCAGGCTAAGGCATTACTCGACATCCTGAAACAAAGCGCTGAGCCAGATGAGAACGAAACGGCCTAAAGGACATGTGCGCCCCGGCGATGCCGATCTTCGACGAGTTCACGCCCGACATGATCATCGAGTTAGTCTCTATTTGGTATCAGGTGCCGATGACGCAACTCAAGAGCGTCCAGCGTGCGCAGCATGTCGCGTTCGTGCGCCAGATTGCCATGTATCTATTGCGGGAGTGCACAGCCTTGAGCTTTCTGGATATTGGCGACCTATTTCATCGCGATCACAGTACTGTGATTTACGGGTACAATCAGATAGCGCGCCGGATGGCTAAGGGGTCGCCGTTCGCGGCATTGGTCGAGGGCCTGAAAAAGGACTGCCGCACGGCACTGCGGAAATAACAATGCGGGAGGATAAGAGATGAAACGACTTCTGGTTCTGGTTGTAGCTGTATTCGCGTGTCTTCTGTGCACGACCGTTCCGGCGCACAGCGAGGAAGGCGGATTATTGGACGTACCCCTGCTCTTAATTAGCGGCGATTTTAGCGGTACTTGGACATGGAACGTCGGTGCGGCGACCTATCAGCAAGCTACAGTTCTACAACTCAGCCAGGGTATCATCGGTCCCAATACCATTACCGGCGATGGATACCTACCCTGGGATTGGGCTGGCGGCGGCGGTTGCTGGTACGGCGTAGGTCCAACTTATCCATGCGCGGGCCTTCAATATATATTGGACCCGCCAAACCCGCCAGCGCATTGCCCGACTAGTTACAACAATACGCTGTTCCTCTGCTTAGACCGCGCGCCGACACGCTACATCTGCCATGTAACGTTTGGCGGCACATTCAACGTTTTCATTGGGACTGCGCCACCGTGGCCGCAGCTCAACACGATGACCGCGTATCCGCAGCAAGATTATAAACAACCTTGTCCGGATACGATTAAGAACACCGCGTTCACGATGAGTTTCCAGCCAGATGGTACGGACTGCGATAACGGTTTTTGTAATGAGAATTATAGAGGCACCGGGACTCTCATGAATGGCACGGCCGTGAGTGGCAGCTTATTGTACAATGGGGATTAGCCGTGCTAGTTCCCGTCGAGGATCGCCTGCACGTGCGCCTTCATAATTGAAGTGCTTGAATGCAATGCGACGTCGCCACCAATGGAGTCCAGTAAAAGAAACGCGAGTTCTCCGGGTGAAGTCCCCGGTCTCGGAACCGGGGGTGGCACTGGCGAGGGTTGCGGGGCGGGCTGAGGCGGTTGAGGCGGCGGCGTAGGACCGGGGATAGGCGCTCCCATTGCCCCGAAGGGATCGTCGCTTGTCACGCCGCGGGGGAGCGCTGCGATGGCGGCTTGGAAGTCCGTCCAGGCGTGCATTGCGGATATGCCGGTCAATTTCTCGTAGAGTGTCGCAAGGGTCCCGTTATCACCGGCCGCGACCATTGCTTGTGCAATCTTAGGAAGCGACAACGCGTGCCCCATCAGCCACGAGATGAACGCCATCCCGCAGCCGATGCTATCGTAGTTCGTGTCGCTCGGGTCGACGATATCGACCCAATTCCGTATGCCCTGCTGGAACCAAGCGGGTGCCGACGCGAAATCTGAGAGTGCATTGTTGCTAACTAGCATCGCGCACCAGCGGCTAAGTGCCTCGCCCGTGGACAAACCGCACAGCTGGTTGTTCATCGAACACTCGCTCAGCTCCGCCTCGAATAACCCCGAGCAGCGTAGCGAATCGCCGAAGCTCGCGCATACCTCAACCTGCGCGCCAGTCGAGAAATCGCATCCCATATGGTCCGCGCCCCCCGTGCCGTCTGTCATATCACCAAGCGCAAAGACGATGACATCGACGTGGCCGCCCGCACCTCCGAACGTCGCGTCGTTGAACTTCATCACGCGATCGGCGTCGCCAAGTAGATCTGTAGCATTCTGCACCCCGGGCACACCGAGTGACGGGTCGATGTAGATCGCGCAGCGCCCATTGATGCCGACTAACTGGCTTACGCCCTTGTAGCTCGGCCATTGCGGGGCGGCAGCGATGCGCTTTCTAACTTCAGGGTGTTGCAGGGCGTGTGATGGCATTAGAGTCTCCTTTTCAGATATGCATTCCGTGAGCAGCTTCCTCTACACACTGATGTTTCATGGCCAGCATTCTAATCCAGGTAGACGTGTTGACGCCGAATCGCACTTGGCGCGATACGCATAGCACGTGTCTTCCCATCCGACGTGTGCGCCCCAGCGTGAGTAACTTGCGGTGCAGGGATAATCGTACTCGTAGGGCTGCGGGCCACACCCTGCAAATAGCAGAACGAAGACAACGGCGAAGACCTTAATCATGATCCCCGTGGTGACGCTCTTGATGCGTCGTAATGGTCCCGCTGGTTGTACATTCGCAACCGGTCGCTCCACATTTCTGCGTGTTCACATCACACAGAATCCCGCCGCAATAGTTGCCGTCCGGCTTCATATCGATCTCATCGCACGTCACGGTAACGGGCGTCGGAGACGGCAACGCATTCAGAATATCGAGCATCGTCTGGCAGCCGGTCAACGCGAAGGCGAGAACGAACAGATAGACGTAGAGTCTCATGGGCCGCCGACCGAACCTTCAGTGTTTCCCACTTTTCCGATCGCAAAACAATAACTCCGTCTCGGCTTCGGAGCTGGCGCTAGTTTCATGCATTGATTCTTATTATAAGGACCATGAAGTACAAGTGCCGTCCCCGAATCGGTGACAAAGTAAAACCCCTGCTTCGAGGCTGTGTCGGCCTCTAGCTGTCTTCGAGCGTTACTACATGTCGCCCCTAGATGGTCCGCCCAGCCCGGACCAATCACTGCGCAATTCTTAGGACTTGGATGTGGCAAGCAGAGCGGGCCGTGCTCACCCATACAGCTCCCAGCCCAATCTGCCGTGATATTATTCCCGTTTCCCCGATCGTTCTGCCAAGGATAACCGCAAATTGGCAGGGTGGCATAGCCGGGTTTCATGATGTCGTAGCACCAACCGAGATTGGCGGGCGGCTTCGATAGCGCCATCGTCAGAGGTGGATCGGTCTCGTACTTCTGATAGCAGGAGTACCAATCCCCGCTAATGCACTTCTGCGCTGCGAGCAGATCGACTGTCCCCGCACACAGCAAGGCATGGAGCTTATTTTCGAGCTTGTCCTTATCGTGTGCGCCGATTGGGATGCCCCTCTTTTCGTAGGGCTCGGGCCAGAGATTCTTGACATCGTTGCTCCCACCGAGTTCGAGGCTAATAAGGTGGTCTACCTCGCAGGGACATGGCGGTTTCGTGGCCACCATATGATACTCGGCATAAGTGGTGCGCTTGTCGGCAGTAGTAACGTGGCGATATTTCTCGGTGCTGAATCCGGGCGCACAGATAACCGCCTTCGTGAGAATGGGGTTGGCAACGCCTGGGGTAAGCGTATGGTTGGGAAGCGCGGGACCGCCAGCATAGGAGACACCCGCACCTAGCAGAAAGCAAAGGACGCTCAGGGCGAATGTCCAGTCCTTGCAGAGCCTACTTACTAAATGCGGGCGTCGTTTTATAAAGTAACCTGCCTTAAGCGGGTCGCTCATTTCGCATCACCCCCTTGGCACATCTATCGGGACCGCCGAGTCCACGTCCTTGTCATTCCAGGCGTCGCCTAAATGCCGCTGGCAGATGTTGCGTTCCTCGGGCTTCGAGTTACCCCAATAATCCTGGCTTGGCTTGCTGACGCGGTAGATTCGGTCTTCGGACCCGCAAGGCTGTGTCGGCGGTTCGGAACCAGCAGGCACAGGATCGGAATTTGGAATCCTCACCCGCCAATCGCACTTAGGACCCTCGGTGACCTTTTCCGTTTCCGCCATGTTAGTTCTCCTATTGTTAGGCAGCTTCTTTGAGCCAACGATATAATGTGGTGCGGTCGATTCCCAGCGAGGCCGCCGCTTTGTTCACATCGTGAAATTGGCGCACGGCTTCTCGCGCCCATGTTCGTTTCATGGATTCCAATCCCGCCCGCCGCACTTGTTTCGTAGGTGTAATCGAGATGCCTGTTTTCAATGCGCGATCCAACTCGCGGAGCCGCAGCCACGCTATCTTGAAGTTCGTCCGATAGGGCTCGACCAATGTCAAGATCGTTTCTAGGAGGTCGGCGGTGCTGGCGATTGTGGACACAAAGACTTCCCGAGTTCTTCAACGAAGCCCATAAAATCCCCGATCCCGCGTGCGGGAAGCCATTGGTCCGCACCCGTGAGGCGTCCGCTGCGCGCTTGGAGTTGGTAGCGCATTAGCGGCTGACCGTCCAACGCAACGAGACGAAACCGCGCTGTTTCAAGCAACACTCTCACGGACCGACGACTCAGTCACTGTCTTATCTTAGAACGTAAAAAATACCGCCGATAGGGCCACCTTGTCGAGTGTCGCAAAATCACCGTTTGTAGCATCTCCGAGAGTCAGGTCGCTGTAGGAGATATCTGCTAAAACCGCCACCTGATTACCCGGACAGCTAAGCTCTGCGCTCGCGGGCGGCGGGACGAACGTCACCGTGCCTACCACGTTGCCGTTCTTGCTTGATTGAAACGTAGCGATGGCCCCGACATCCCCGGCGACCGCTTCTTTATTGGCCGCCTGCGGATGATTGCCGCCGTGGTTGATGCACCCGTAATCCGCGTTGAATTTCCCGGCCAGTTCGTATGTAATTAGTGCGTTGTCGCCCAGTCCGGCTTCCTTGAACGAAGCGCTGATGCCACCGTCGTTGAAGACGCCAGCTACTTGGGCCGTCCCGATGAAGTGGGGACTTTGCGCCCATGCCACAGATGCCGCGAGCAGCAGTGTCGCTAATCCAATGATTCCTTTCATATGATGCCTCCTTGTAGATGAATCCGCGAACGCCCATGTTACTTAGAGTCTTTAATATCTCGCTTGTCCGCACTGCTACCGAAGTAATATTGAAGCACGGTCGAGACGAAGCCAATCTCCGCACCCAGAATCATCATCTCCGCGTTAGTGGCTTCTGTCCTCCGCATCGCATAGAAGCCGATGACTAGGAGGAACTGGACGATGACCGCGACCGCGAGATACTTGCGCGTTCGATCATCTGTGGTAACGGTAGGTCCGGTCTCATCCATAGTTAGGTAGGCCAGTTGGTCTTCACCACGTAATCAAGCCGTTGGCGGATATACTGGAGGTCTTCGCGATTCTGCCGATGCAACTCTTCGATTCGGATCTCAAGAGAGGCAATCTTGGCATCCACCACATTGAGACGTGTCACCAGCGGACCGATACGCGCATCATCTGTCGCTACGTCAAATTTGTGGTAGCGTTCATTAGCCCGATCAAGCAAGACGTCCAGATCCTTGTACGGGACTTTGGTCTTCCAAACCTCTAGCAAAAGCCATCCGATTATCGCGAATCCGGTGGGCACAACAATAATTAAGATCGCGACCTCTGGCTGCATAAATCCGGTCACCTCTCCACCATTCGTTATTTATTATACCTAACGGACGCGAGCAAGAGTCATGGCGCGCCTACTCCAAGGCCGCAATTCCCGCATCCTGGTGGCGGTTCTGGTGCCCCGAAAGGGGCAAGCGTTATTAGTCCAAGTTGGTCTACTCGCTGGTGTGCCGTGGTACGTGTCGGTGTCGTGGCGGATTGAAGCCCGAGAGAGAGCGACACGGCTGCATGATTGCCGCAAAAGCCAGTCGGCCCGAAATAAGTCAGCGCATTCAGTGTCGGATCGTCGTAGGCCGCGAGCAACTGACCGTTCGCTAGTACGTTCCCGAGATTAGCCACAGGCACGAGACCCGCAGTCGAGATGGGCAGACCACCACAACCGGCGAAGTTCGTGTTACCGGGCACCCAACCTACGCGGAGTAATAACTCGTCAGTCGCCGTTGGATTTATCGATGGCGCTGGCAGATCGCCGTACTGGTTGATAGCCAAAAGCGCGGAGACATCGATCGGCGTCGTTGTGTTTACATTACCGACGGAGATGATGACTGCCGCATTCCCGTTGGTACTCGCGTTCGTAAAATTGAATGTCCCAGGATCGCCACCCGCCTTTGTATGCGTATAAATGGTGAGACTACCCGCATTGGGGTTCGCGTTGACGTTCGTGATTTGGGCCGCAAGGGTCAGACCGGCCGGCGGTGTTATCGCGGGAGTGGCAGTATCCAAGCCTAGCAGGAATATCTCGACATCGCCGTTTTGCGATTCCGGTCCTGGGGATACTCCAAGATTGCCGGTTCCATAATTGAACGCCCCTGTCGAAGTGGCAACCGCCCCCGCGCTGCTGCCGTTGGAAGTCTGAATCTCGAACGCGGCACCCATCCAATTACCCGATGGACCGCTGGCAGTAGGCATGGTAGGGAACGCCGTCCCGGCGACGCCAAAATAGGCAGTCCCCGATCCATATGTGCCTCCTGGCTCCGGGTCTATCGGTCCAACGGAGAAGCGCATATTGGCGCCGTTTACGCGCACACTCGACAGGATGAGCGAGCCTGACTTGGTGGGCGCATTGGTACTGGGGAAAGTGTAGCTCGACACTCCGCTAGCCGTCGAGAAGTTCGTCGATCCGACGGCTGGCGCTGACCCTTCGGTGCTATACAAGATGCGCGCGTGCATCTCGGGGAAAGCTGAATTACCGCTTGTCGTGCAACTAACCGTGGCCCCAGCATCGCCGCCAACGGCGGTCTTTGTAAAGTGGTAGTACTTCTCCGTCCCGTTGACCTGATTGCCCCCTCTGATGAGTGTGTAGCCTGTAGGCGTAATCGGCGTTTGGCTGTTCGCTGCTAAGCAGGCGACGTATATCAGATCGTTCGCCTGAATATTGGTAGGTAGCGTAATACTCACCGACGTGGTGCTAGCTCCACCGAAATTATCGACCTTACCGCGTGGGACAATCGAGGCACGCGTCGGGATGGCCCACAGCGCAATAAGTAGAAATAGAAGTCGGCTCACCATCCGAGTTCCAGTCCTATCTTCGTCGGCATGGACGCATTCGCGTAGAAGCTTTCGCAGAATGGTCGCGCGCCACCGGTCAACGCGCACTGATTGCCAAGTGTCGTTATTCCGCCCGGACTTACGATCAGGTCGGTGCCTAGCCGCACCCCCGCGCCATCGGTCACCTGAAAGCTCACGAGGGCCTGTTCTGTGATGGTGCCGAATCCCGTCGGCATGTTGGCTGTAAATTCGTCTTGATTACCCTGGGTCGCAGTCGAGACGTACTTAGTCGAGTCTAGGGGAACATTGCTTAGCGCTTGCCAATGATGCGTCACGCCAGTCGGCGTGTACTGTAGCGGTGTGGAATCTCCCGAGGGCTTCGTGTACCAGCTATATTGTGGGCCTATGAAAGCGGCAGTGCCGGTCGTTCCCGGATTGATAACCGTCGTCTGGCCGAAATCCTCCACGATGGCATCGTCAAATTCGGCGTCGAACGCGATTTGGTCGAGCAACGTGCTGTCGTTGTTCGCTTGAGTCGCGCAAGCGTTACAACCGATAGAATCTACGCGTAGGCCGTTCGATTTATAGATGTTCAGCGTGATGCTGCCCTGCTGCCACGATACGCCGCTGTTACCGCCGATGGTGATGATGGTTTCGAACAGATACCAGTTCGTCAGCGCTGAGCCGAAGGTCAGCTTAAATGGGCTACTCGAACCAAGCACGGTGTTCGACGAATTCTTGAGCTGAAGCTTGCCGTTCGATTGCAGGGCGAGGTACGTCTGATCGGTGCCGCGCGTACCCTGCGGATGTGTGCTATCGCACCAGAGGAATATCGCGGTCGTGATGACCGGTGCGACCTCGGCCCGGAACCAAGTGTATGTAATCAACGTCTGCGACGGATTACCCAACTGCCCGGCAAGAGTCGCTACCGTTGGTCCGGGATTCTCGCCGCTATGCCCATTCGGCACGAACTTTAGATAGCAGCCCGTGAGGTTCTGTCCCGGATGCGACCATGGCACCGTTTGCCCGCACACGATGCTGGACGTAGTGGGGTCGATGGTCACGTAGGGGGCGATCCCAGGAAGGCTGGCTTGTGTGCCGTACTCGTCCCATGTTTCGAGAAACCTGAATGACGCTCCAGCGGGGAGTGCCCAGGCGCTGTAGCACCAGAGTACCGCACCGACGATCAACCCAAGAATGATAATAATACGCGGTCGCATCAGTTTATTCGGTGCTCCAGCTTCACGGTTAAATCTAAGGCCGTACAAGTGCCTGCCGTGATCTGCATGCAGATGTAGTCGCCCGCTGTCAGAGTCGCATTGGTGATCGTAGCATCAGCCGCGCCGGCGGCGGTCGGCGTGGTGGAGACTAGCGTTGTTGGCGAACCGCATGCGTTTACCGTAGCGCCGCAATCCTGAATCTTGAGTGTTGGGTTCCCCGCGCACGTGAACAGGCCTGCTGTGACGACGCCATTTTCAATCGTGCCCCCCTTCCCCGGCTTCTGGCAGTCGAAAAGTACCGTCGCACCCGGCAGCGCGGTCAAATTCCCAGTATCGAACGTCATGAACCCGCGCGCCATATTCGCTGCCGAGAGATCGCCTCCAATCGTAATTGTGGAGACGACACAATTACCGTTCTGCGCACACGCGGCGGGTTGTGCAGGCACCGTGTCCATGTTTCCAAGTTGCCAGTGCGTCGTGTCAGGGGTCAGCCGCGCATAAATCTTAAGCGTGTTTCCAGAGCTGCCCGGGACTTGTACTTGCTGGCCGCCATTCCCGGAATAGGCGATATTCGCACCACCGCCTGCCGTGAAATTATTCACGAGCACAGCGCTCGCCCCCTGCGTTGCTACGTAGATAATTGTCTGGCCAACGCTACAGGTGGCTGTATCAAGGTTGGGTGTGACATTGCTTGCCCCAAGCGCTTGGTCCCATTCATCTTGGGTATTGCCCGCAGTACAGGTTAAATCGGGTGTCGTGCCCGTGGCTGTGTGAATAGTAAGGAATCCGCCGCCGGCCGGACCAGTTGCTCCAGTTGGACCTGTTGGCCCGGTAGGGCCAGTGGGGCCGCTCGGGCCAGTAGGCCCGGTTGGCCCGGTCGCTCCGGTTGCACCGGTCGCGCCCGTCGGTCCGGTAGCTCCACTGGGTCCAGTAGGACCGGTAGCTCCAGATGGTCCTGTGGCTCCGGTGGGACCTGTTGGACCAGTTGCGCCCCCCGCTGGACCCGTGGCTCCCGTTGCTCCTGTGTTGCCTGTGGCCCCAGTAGGACCAGCGATTCCCGTCGCGCCGGTGGCCCCAGTCGCCCCCGATGGCCCAGTAGCACCCGTGGCTCCCGTACCACTCGGCCCCGTCGCTCCTGTGGCACCTGTAGAACCCGTAGAACCTGTCGCACCCGTAGGACCCGTTGGTCCCGTAGGTCCAGTCGGACCTGTCGCACCCGTTGATCCGGTAGGGCCGGCTGGTCCAGTGGCGCCCGTTGGCCCCGAACCGCCGCCACCGCCGCCGGCTTGCAGACAACTCCACGCACCAGAAGCGCGCAGCGCCAATACGCCAGGCGCGGCACCCCCGCCGGTACATACTGAACTCAATTGGCAATCCAGGCACCAGACGTAGGTACGATCTATCTGCGGCACTTTAAGCGGATTAGTGAGGTCTGCGAAATTGACTGAGTTATAATGGACCGAACTCGCATTGACGTGGATCGGCGGAACTGGTGTCACAGCGAACGATACCGCTGGGGCAAGCAGCAGCAGGAGCAGGAATACTAAAAACGATTTCATAATGCCCCTCATATCGGCAACTCGCTGATCTGGCCCCAGCCGGCCCAGCCCCCTGGCGAGCCTGCGACGATACAGATGATACCACGCGGCATCCCGAGGACCGGCGGCAGAATCCAGAACCAGTCTCCCACTGCAAACGTTCCACTCGTTGGCGGTCCTTGGGCGACGCCTTGGAAGCCCGCAAGAGCTTCCTGAATGATGAGGATAGTGTTATCGAGGGCCGCTTCGTGCGAGCCAGCCGGGAATGGGTCCTGGGGATTGTAGACGGCGGTTTGCGCGCGTGGAGTATGCCGGGTGATAAGTAGCTGACCGCCCGCTGCTGGAGCCACGCCGAAAGTGACCGTCCCACCCTCGCTGTAGACGTTCAGCTTTGCGTCTAATATCCCGCTCACCGCGTAATCGGTATTGAGAATCTTCGTTGTGACAATGCCACCGGAGTCGGTGAATTGAACGATTAGATCGGTTGTCGCCCTGAAATAGAAGGGATAGGCGAACGCCGTGGCAACCCCATCCGTCAAGTAGATTATGGTCACGCCTTCGTCTTCCACGGCCATGATGCGTTAGCCCTCCCTATCAAATGGCGAGAAATTCATGTCTGCAAATTTCGGCCGATTCATGTAGGTCTCCGGGTTAGCCCGCAACACGGTTCTCGCCTCACCCGCGCCCAAGAGCATATATTGCGCAGCCTCCGCGACGTGACTGGACATATCCTTGACGGCCTCGTCGTGATACCGCTCCTCGCCGACAACTTGAACCCGTTTATAGTGGTAGCCGCCTGCCAACGCCTTCCGTAGTTTCTGGCAATTCGGATGTACCATCATGCCGGGCTGACCGTCGATTAGCTTGTTGAGAAAGTAGGCGAAGGTCTCGCGACGTTTGATGGGATCATTGGTATGCGCCGGATGAGCGTCAATTCCAGCAGCGCGGAGCACGGTGAAGGGCGTACTATCATCGGTCTGTGCGCGCGCCTCGCCTGCCGGATCGCCCGTGATGGCGGCGAACGAATATCCTTGGTAACGCTCGCGCATTATCTGGGCTAAGAGGCCGCCGAATTCGAGCGCCCCCATATCTTCCGTAACCACCTCCGAATGAATCCGCCACGCGCCCATCGCTGTCCGTTGGCCGAACGTCGCTGCGGGGGTCCGTCCGAAATCGATTCCAACGTATAGTGGAATGCCTCTGATGAGGGGAAAGTCTTTGCAGTGAACTGAATCTTTGTACTCCGGATAAACTGGTTTGCCTTCCTGGACAAATCCGTATTCTCCATCGACGTAGACCTTGATCCAATCATCCGACTTCCCGGCCATAAGACGTTCATAGTAACCGGGAGGTAAATTCTTGATGTTTTCAGCGCCGGTGGAGCGTCCGCTTGGCTGGGCGAAGAATTCTTGGAGCTTCTGCCGATCTGTCTGAAGCGTTCCGAGTTCCCGGAGCCGTTGGGCGATTTTCTCATTGCGCATCACTGTCTCGGGATCCGGAAAATCCGCCATCTTCGCCCACCAGTGATCGGTATCGGGCGAGTTGGTGTCCATCACGATTTGGGGCATCGCGCAGGTATGGGTGACGTTGCCTTCGCCGTCGCGGATGGTGCCCGGGAACCGACCAACGCGGCCAGTGAGGCCATCCAGAATCGCTTTGGGTAGCTCGCGTGCCTCGTTGATCCAGGCGTCACTCAAATCCATTGAGAGCAATTTGCGGATGTCGTCGGGCGTATCGAGGGCGAGAAAGATTACCTCCCAGTCGACTTTGGGATTCTCGGCGGTGATATGGTGTGTCGGTGGCCCTTTGTCGCGCCAGCTACCGACGGTCGGCGGTACCCGGACTTGCCACGTCTTGATTGTCGTGGTCGCTAATTCCGGGTAGGAATTGCGGACGATGGCGGTGCGCCGGCGAATTACGCCATCTGGCCCTGGTGTCTG